AACGAGTTTAGACTCCTCTACGACGGAGACGAGTTTATTATGGCAGGGTATCCTCTCACACGTGAGGAGCATTACTTAAACATTGAGGAGAACGAGTCCTACCATATATGTGAGGTATTTACCACTCGTACAGGTAAACAGTTTATCTATGCAAGAGACGAGGAGATAGACGCAGAGGGCAGAGACCGCTACGGTAGATAGCAGAGTAACGTCCTCCACCTCGGAGGGCGGTAATGCGGACAGAGAGACGGTTACAATCCCCGAGACTCGACCTGCAGAATATTTTATTATAGGAGGTAGCAGATATGGCTACAACAAAGAAAAACGCCTCTACAAAGGCAAAGGCAAAAAAGACCACTCCCAAGCGTCCTAAATCGTGGGCGGACGTTTGCGGACGTATGAGAGTATGGGGTAAAGAGGTCGAGTACAAAAAGTCCTCGTTTATGTCCTACTCCACCTCCGTGGGAGCAAAGAACGAGGACGAGGAGTACGATAACGTATACTATAACGTCCGTTTCCGTAAGGACGAACACCCCGACCTTGAGGGAGCGTTTGAGATTAACGTAAAGGCAGGTTTCCTCACCGTAACCACCGACAAAAAGGGCAACTGTTACCCTGCGGTAATGGTACTCGATTACGAGGTAGTAGACGAGGACTCCGACGAGGACGACGAGGACTCCGACGAGGACGACGAGGACGACGATTTACCGTTTTAACAGTAGCAGAGTAAACTAACATACAGGCGGTAATTGTTTCACGTGAAACAGTAACCGCCTGTCTTTATAGGAGGGCAGTAAATGCAGTTAAAAGAGTTAGGCAGTAAATGCCGAGAGTTTAGGTTAGAGAACGATATAACAGTAAAAGAGATAGCACGGCTCTGTAACTACTCCGTATGGAACGTATACAAGTTTGAGCAGGGTATTATAGACAATGCGTCTATACTGCTCGTATACCTGTACCTCGGGTTACAGTTAGATAGGGGGACAATATGCCGAGTATTAACGAACTATTAAACCTGTCGAGTCGGGACGTAGCGAAACTCTCCCGACAGGAACTCGCTCGGGTAGTATCGCAGTTAGCGTCCGCAGGTAATAAGCGTCTGCGACGTTTGGAGACCACTCCAATGGGTACAGAGTCGAGACCGTATAAAACCGCTATGGAGGTGGGTAACTTTTCCGTAGCAGGTAAAAATCAAGGACAACTACAAAACGAGTTTAAGAGAGTCTCCGAGTTTCTCAAAGCAAAGACCTCCACCGTCTCGGGTTGGAAAGCAGAAAAGACGAGAGTATATAAACGTATCGGAGGCAAGTTTGACTCCGAGGAGGCAGAGAAAGCGTTTTGGAGGGCGTACAGAGGTATAGCAAAATCGGAGAAAGCGTTACATAAATCCTACGGCTCTACCGAGACGCAGAGGTATTTACGTAAGGAACAGAGTAACGCTAAACAGTTAACGTCGGACGAGATAGCACGTTATCAAGAACTATTCCCCGACGATAGACGAGACCTCTCTAACCTCTCACAGTTAGATTTATCCGTAGTCCGTACTCTTATAGAAATGGGAGAGGACTACGAGTCGCAAGAGCAACAGGAGCAGGGACGTTATGGCGGTAATGCAGGATTTTTCAAAATCGGAGGTAGTGATACATAGTCCCTCCGATATAAAGAGCATACTTTCCACGCACGTGGAAAACGCTCCGACGATAACCAATAACAAAAAACAGGTCTACTATAATATCCCCTGCTCGTTTGATATTGAGTCCACGTCGTTTTATATGAACGGTCAAAAACACGCTATTATGTACGAGTGGACGCTCGGACTAAATGGGGCGGTTATGATAGGTCGTACGTGGGAGGAGTTTATGGAGGTCTACCGAGTGATAACAGAGACTCTCCGCACGTATACAGACCGTAGACTCGTTATCTACATACAAAATCTCGGGTTTGAGTTTCAGTTTATGCGTAAGCGTCTCCAATGGGAGAACGTCTTTTCCATAGACCAACGTAAGCCTATTTACGCAGTAACTACGGAGGGTATCGAGTTTAGGTGTAGTTATCTACTCTCGGGTTATTCCCTCGCTATGCTCGGTAAACAGTTACGTAAATATCCTGTCAAAAAGGCGGTAGGAGACCTCGACTACTCCCTACTCCGACACAGTAAAACACCTCTCACACGTAAGGAAATAGGTTACTGCGTTAACGACGTTAGGGTAGTTATGAACTATATACAGGAGCGTATAGAGTCCGACGGAGATATAACACGTATACCCTACACTAAAACAGGTTACGTCCGCACGTACTGTCGTAACTCCTGTATGTACGAGGGCAGGTCTCACAAGAAAAACGGTTGGAAATTCGTAGAATACTCTCGGTTAATGTCGGGACTCCGTTTAGACGTAGACGAGTACGAGCAGTTAAAAAGAGCGTTTCAAGGTGGATTTACACACGCTAACGCCTTTTATAGCGGTAAGACCTTAACCGACGTAGCGTCGTTTGATTTTACGTCCTCGTACCCTGCGGTAATGCTCTCGGAAAAGTTTCCAATGTCCTCCGCACAGAGAGTCGAGATAACCTCGGAGGAGGAGTTTAGGAAAAATCTCTCCTGTTACTGTTGTCTCTTTGATTTAGAGATACACGGTTTAGAGGCTACTACGCTCTACGAACACCCTCTCTCCGTCTCACGTTGCTATAACGTGCGAGGAGGGGTAGAGGATAACGGTAGATTAGTCTCTGCAGAGAGTCTCACTACCACGGTTACAGAACAGGACTTTTTCATATTAGAGAACTTTTACAGGTGGGACTACATACAGATAGGTAACTTTAAGAGGTACAAAAGAGGTTACCTGCCGACAGACTTTGTTAAGGCTATACTCAAACTCTACTCCGACAAAACCACGCTAAAAGGCGTAGAGGGTAAAGAGGAGGAGTACCTGCGTAGCAAGGAAATGATTAACTCCTGTTACGGTATGACAGTTACCGATATATGCAGGGACGAGATTATATACTCGGAGGGAGAGTGGAGCGAGGAGGCGGTAAACATTGAGGAGGCGTTACGTAAGTATAACACCTCTAAAAAGCGTTTCCTGTTTTATCCGTGGGGAGTGTGGATAACCGCCTACGCACGTAAAAACCTGTTTACAGGTATCTACGAGTTTAAGGACGATTACGTATACTCCGACACAGACTCCCTCAAAGTCTTAAACGTAGACAGACACAGAGACTACATAGAGCAGTATAACGCTATGGTATTAGATAAACTCCGTCGTGCTATGCGTTACCACGGTCTCCCCTACGACGCTATATCCCCTAAAACTATAGAGGGTAAGGAAAAGCCTCTCGGAGTGTGGGACTACGAGGGAACGTACACACGTTTTAAGACTCTCGGAGCAAAACGGTATATGACGGAAAAACCAAACAGAGACGGAGTGTTAGAGGTCTCTATAACGGTATCGGGCGTTAATAAGCATAACGCAGTACCCTACCTCCTAAAACGCTACGGAGAGGGCGTTTTTGAGGCGTTTGAGGAGGGTTTACACATACCCTCGACAAATGATACAGGGGAGGATATATTCACCGCAGAGGGCGTTAAAATCGACAATCCCTGCGGAAAGAATACACACACGTATATAGACGAGGAGCAGAGGGGAATACTCACGGACTACCTCGGTAATAAATGCGAGTACGAGGAACTCTCTTCCACGCATTTAGAGGCAACGGATTACACCCTGTCCCTGTCTCTCGCATACGTTGAGTACCTGTTAGGTATAAGGGAATACAATAAGTAGGAGGTTTCCACGTACGTGGAATATTATGAGTAAAAAATTAAAGTTTTACAGTATCAAAAACATACTAACAAAGTTAGCACACTATAACGTGATTTTCGGAGAACGCTCCAACGGTAAGACGTACTCTGTATTAGAGTACGGACTCCAAAAGTATTTCGATACAGGGGAGCAAATGGCAATAGTTAGACGATGGGAGGAGGACTTTGTAGGAGCAAACTCCGCTCGTACCTGTTTCGACTCTCTAACGAAAAACGCCAACGGAGAGAACGTAATACACAAAATGAGCGGAGGTAAGTATACAGGCGTTACGTACTATAGCGGACGCTTTTACCTCACTACTCTAAACGACGAGGGTAAAGACGTACGTACCGACGAGTGCGTAGCGGTAGCCTTTGCTATATCTGCGTGGGAGCATTATAAGTCGGGCAGTTTCCCTCACATTACAACAATATTCTTTGACGAGTTTATGACGAGAGGTAGATACCTCGTTAACGAGTTTATTCTATTCCAAAACCTCCTCTCTACCATTATCCGACAGAGGAACGACGTTACTATATTTATGTGTGCTAACACGGTTAATAAATACGCCTGTCCCTACTTTGCGGAAATGGGACTCCACAGGGTTAAGGAAATGAAACAGGGAGAGATAGACGTATACACCTACGGAGACTCGGGACTACTCGTAGCGGTAGAGTTTTCGGACTCTCCCTCAAAGTCTAAACCGTCGGACGTTTATTTTGCGTTTAATAATCCTCGTTTGCAAATGATTACAGGCAAAGGCAACGTGTGGGAAATGGATATATACCCACATTGTCCGACAAAGTACGCTCCGAGGGATATACTGTTTACGTTCTTTATCCTTTTCGACTCGGAGATACTACAGGGGGAGATAGTGCTAAAAGAGGATTTATATTTTCTCTTTATACACCGCAAAACTACACCTCTAAAGGACGAGACAAACGACCTTATATACTCACAGGAGTATAACGCTCGACCTAACTACCGACGTAATATCCTCTCTCGGACGTATAAAATCGAGGGTAAGATAGCGGAACTGTTTAGGACGGACAAAGTATTTTACCAAGATAACGAGGTAGGAGAGATAATGCGGAACTATCTCCAATGGTGTAAAGCAAACTAAAAGAAAATACCCTCCATTACGGAGGGTATCTTTTTATTTTCCACGTGCGTGGAATATTGTTTCACGTGAAACACTACAGTATAACTCCCTGCTTTAAGAGACGCTCTACCTCTGTTACCTCGTCCGAGGTAGCGGTAGCGAGTCCCTCCACGTGTATGGAGTCCACGACGGTAAAACCTGTTAACGCTCCGAGAGTGAACGTCTTTCCGCAAGGTCTACCAAAATCTCGGTTATACGTACTCGGGGTAACTACGTTAGGTCGAGTAATAACGAGGTAGCAGTTTTGAGGAGCGTAAAAGTTTATAGCAGGTTGAGCAGAGCCTCCCTTTGTAATGTGAGCCTGTCCTGCCTGTATAGCGTTTACTGTAGTATTAGCGAGATAACCTGCGGACATAGAAACCGCACCTGCAACACTACCGACACTACCTGCAGTTTTACCTGCTCCCATAGAGACCGCACCTGCCGTCATAGCAATAGCACCCACACCTGCTCCAATGCCGAGTTTGAGCATATTACGAGCAATATCTGCACCTCTACCTCCACCTATGGCAACCTCTACGCCAATATTACCGTCTCTCTCCATAATGATATTAGACGTAGTAACACCGTCTACGGTCTCCTCCACACTTATAAAGGCGGTACACTTTCCCGAGAAATAGTCTACTACGTAGTCTATGGAGATAGTTTTACCCATTACTAAATTAGTATCGAGGGTAACAAAATCGACATAGGGGAGGTACAACTCTATTTTAGTGTATGGGGAGTAGTCGAGAAAATTGTTATAGTGTTTAGGTATCTCAATTTTACCGAGATTAAAAGGTGGGGAGGGGACGTGAGCGAGTGAGTAACCTTTAGTCTCCATAGTTACGACGTTAATAATTACGTTACTGTCCTCTAAAGCACTACCTACAGGGTGGTGTAACTTTACGTCAAAGGGATATACTCGGAGGTTAACTACGTTCTCTATCGGATTTTCAAACAATAATTGTATATTGTCTATAAACGTAGACGTGTTTAACTCTGTAAGCAGGTCTCCCACCTGTTGACGAGTGAGGGCGTAAAACATATTAAAATTGTTATATCCCGACATAGCAACACTCGGGGTTTGCACAATATTAGACATTATATCACCTCCAATTATGCACCTATTACGGTTAATAAAAAGTTATGTTCCGTAGAGGCTTGTGTATTAAAAGCGTCGGACGGAATATCTATAACCTCTACTATAGGGTTATTTTGAGTAGGTAACTCGTTATCTACGAGTAAGGGGTTAAAGTCTATCTCCTGTCTACCGATAACTCCCTGCAGTAAAAGTATCTCGTTTTTGTACGTCATAAGCACGTCGCAGTTTAACTCCATTCTCCACACGTTTTTACTAACCGAGGAGAGAGACGTTACAAAGTAATAACGGTTAAAAATAGGTATGTAAACATAGTTAAACGTCGGTACGTTCTCACTTTGATAAACGATACTCGGGGTAAGCATCGAACACTCCTCACGTAAAGCACCTACCAAACTACCAACAGGAGCGAGGTGTTGTCCCTTATCTACTCTATTAACCTCTGCGGAGTTTTGGTATAACTCGATATTAAAGGCAGTAGAGGGGACTACGTAACATATATATACAGGGTAAAACGTAATATCGTTATAAATAGATACCGAGTTATCACCCTCCACGAGCATAGCACGTTTAGAGTTTGGTGTATCACTCAAACCGAAAAACTTAACATTATCTCTCGGGGGTAAGGTGTAAAATACTGTATCTGTAGTAGAGTCTATATACGTGAGAGTTACGGTAACGTCGTTACCTGCGGACGAGACGTTTACTGCTCTAACAGGGAGTTTATCGGTCAACTCTGCGAGAGTGTTTCCGTCGTTATCCTTAAAAGTATACGACAGATTATACTCTACGGTTTCTGCTACTCCCATTAAGGTGCTAGAGAATACTATAAAAGCGGAGGTGTCGGTATTTGCTATAGCAGGGTAACCTGTAGACGTGTTAGCACTCTCTCCTATTTTGGTGGAGGCTAAAGAGTTAGGGTCTATCTGTATAACGTCCGTATTAACCGCACCTGCGAGACTACCTCCTATAGCGTAATACTTTCCGTCTAACTCAAACAGTCCGACATTACGATACTGTCCGCTATTTAGAGTATTAACAGTAGAGGGGTTATTTACACCTGTAAAACCTACTTTAGTTATATACGTACCTGTTTGAGTATATGCACCGTATAGCAACTGTTTATAATCTGAGTTAGTAATTGAGGGGTTTTGTCCGTAAACTTGATACGCTAAAGTACCGTTACGACTTGAACTTTTGGACTCGCTAAATTTAGACGTGAGTGATAGCGAGGTTAAATTACATTCATATACTTCATAGTATACCTCGTTATAATATCCTGCCGCCCCCGAAGATTTAACACCATAGTAGTGATACGCTCTTATAGTATTATTGTCTATTCTTTCGACTTTACCACTCATACTATATATACTCGACCCCGAGTGTAAAGTGTCACGTGTATACACGTTATACAACAGTCTACACGTGTAAGTTTCTACGTCTAACTCACACAACTGATATTTATAAATATAAGTGTCGGTTCGTCCTGTAGCGTAAAAATACATTTTGTCTGTACCTACACTCATACACGAGCCTGTAAGAGTTATAGTCCCCGATTTTACGGTAAATAGTTTAGAGAAATCTATGGAGGCTATTAACTCCGATTGATGCGAGATAACATTTAATCGGTATAACTGTCCTCCCGAGGCTAAACTATATAAATAGGGGTATTTTAACAGGGTCGTATTACTTTTAGCAAACGTCCCTCCTATATCGTAGTAGTTAAAACTTAATATTTTAGCCATATATCCTCCTATAAAATTACCTCCCTACCTCCACAGAGGAGGAGGGAGGTTTGATTTTCCACGTGCGTGGAATTACGCAACGAAGAAAACTACGAAGTTTTCGTTAAGGTCGTTAAAGTAACCTGCGTCGAACTTATACCAATTAGTAAAGAACTCCGCTTTAGGATTATAGTTAGACGTTACTCGTCTGTCGAGGTTGGTAACACCGAGAGCGTCTCTGTCGAACATTACGCCAAGAATACCCGAGGCGTTAATGACGTGTGCGTCCGAGGTGGTGATATTGATTTTAGAGGTATCACCAAAGGCGTAGGACGTACCACTACCCTGCCAATAGGGGACGGTCTCTGCATGAGGGAGACGGACATTATCGACGTTAAACTGTCCCTGTCCGTCGTAGAGGTATACCTCTGCGGAGGACTCAAAGTCGGAGAGGAGTACCACGTGGAGCAGGTCTGCAGGGGTAAATCTTTCCTTGCCTCCGACGTTAAAGAGTGTAGACATTTTGGAGAGTCTCTTAATATAGTTTTTCATAGTAAGAGACGCAAAACGGATAAACTCGGGAGTAGTGAGAGCCTGCTCTGCAGTAATAACTGCGTCGGGAAAACGCTGATTATAGAGGTAGAGGAGGTTAACCGCACGTACACCCGAGGACGCTCCGTAGTTACCTGCGTTGTACTCGGAGTACAGAGTCTCACCTGTCATATTGTTAATCGTTCTCATAATGAGAGCGTCGATTTTTACGGTCATAGCCTTTTCTACTGCGTTGTAGAGCATAGAGAGAAAACCGTTCATCTGTTGAGCGTTGGAGAAACTCTCTTTTACCTGTTTCTCGGTAAAGGACATAGGTACTTCAAAAGTTACACGCTTGTTAAAGAACTTTGCGGAAACTTTAGGAGCGTAGAAAATGTTGGGGTCGTAGGACGTGCCGTTTTCCAACTCCCAAGACTCGTTCTCTGTAGCGAGGGGGAGGTCTGCCTGTACCTTTTCAAGAACAGAGCCAAACTCCCAACCGTCCATAAGCACCGAGGGAGCAGAGCCTCTATACGCTCTGTCAACGAATACCATACGTCCGATATGATTTACGAGGGAGCGTACGTAATTGTCTACTGCGTTGGCGTTAAACAACTCGTCTCCGAGGTCAACGACGTTAGACAAGTCCTCCGCTACTACGACCTCTCTACCGAGAGCCTCGTTAGTCGCAGTATTGACGAGATTTTTTACCTGTTTTACATTCATAACTTAATACCTCCTGTTATGCGTTGACTACAGATACTGCGTCTGTGTCGGTGATTGTGATTGTCTTTCCGTGTGCAGTAAACACGTAATTACTACCCGAGAGAGTAGGTGTAGCGTAAACGTCGTTACGCTCGATACCGTCGATATTGAGTCCCGAGAGGAGCAGAGGTTTACGGTAACTCGCCTCTACAGTATCATAGATACCCTCAACCATCATTGTTGCACCGCCTGTTTCAAACGGTGTGTCCTTAAAGTCGATAATTTTATAACCGCCTTTAATCATTGTGTAAAAACCTCCTGTAACAAAAATTATATTTAGGTACTGTTAGTACAGTATCTACGTCCTTGAAAACTGTTTCGTAGAAACTCCACTCCCACAGTTTTATCTCACTCTCTAACATTTGTTGAGAGGTCGTAACGCCAATATTACCCGAGCGAGTGAGAGTGCGTTTACCTGTCTCTCTTTCCGTCCTCGTGCCTGTCTCGGTCTCGGTACGTGTACCTGTCTCGGTAATATTACGAGTGCCTGTCTCCGTCTCGTTTTCCGTCGTTACGTTGTTATCTGCGTCTCCCTGCGTAGTTACGGTAGAGTTACCGTTACTCTCTCCCTGCGGTACAGGAGAGTTAGAGTTAAAACCGTATACGTCGGTAGCGGTATCGGAGTTAGTCGTTACTGTAAAATCACTCTTTGCGGAGGTCGTTTTACCTCTCGTAATATCGGGAGTCTCGGTACGTGTAATATCGGGAGTCTCGGTACGTGTAATATCGGGAGTCTCGGTACGTGTAATATCGGGAGTCTCCTCCTCCGTCATTGAGTAGTTTTCTATAGGGTTATACTCTGCGGAGAGTACCTTATAGAGTTTATCCCATTGTACTCCGTAACGAGTATACAGGATATTAGCGAGAGTAGTTATCTGCTCCTCGGTAAGCACCTCGGGAGTAGCGTTTCCTCCGTTCTGCTCTATAAACTTATCGAGCAGAGGGGAGGTCTCTTTATCTCCGCTATGATTACCAAAATACATTTGGTCGAGCGTCTGTCCGTTTTCATTTGCCCACGGTAACTCCTCGGGGAATAGAGTACCGAGTCGAGTAAATATACCTCGGGTAAACCACTCGGGGAAACTGTCAATTATTCTCGACATTTTCTACCACCTCCTCGGTCTCTGTTTCTGTCTCGGTTTCCACGTGCGTGGAATTGTCCTCGGTAGGAGTTTCCACCTCGTCGAGAGTCTGCTCCTGTTCCTCCTGTCGCACTTTCCAAGAGGCGTTTAACTCAACTCCGATATTATAACCGCAGAGACGGTTAACAATATCAAAACCTATTTTACGCATACGGAGCATATCGAGAGCGAGAGGGAGTAGAGCGTCGTCGTTTAACTGTGCCTCCTCGCTATTGATACTCTCACGTTTCATATTATAATTAGCGTTGAGTCCTACGTCATTGTACCAACCTGCTTTTAGGTACTGTTGCAACTCTATTAACTGCGTAATATTGTTAGTGCTACCCGAGGAGGCGTAGGGTTGAGACTTGATACCCTCTAAAAATGCGTTGTCCGCAATTACTCCGAGGTTTCCGTTTTCTACGTCCTTTAGGTACTGCTCTGCACTTTTCCTCGTTCTATCGTCGGGAGCAGAGAGCAGGTTAATAATACGTGCGTTAATATCTGCGAGACGTATTGTTACGTCGTTCTCTGCTAACATTGACGCATAGCGAGAGAACATAGGGAGGAGTCCGATATAGAGAGAGTCGTTAGGAATTACTATACACTCCTCTCCGATTTTGAGGGACGCACTCCAATTAAGAGCAGGGGACGCTATGTTACATATAGTAGGCATATAGTAAACGTCCCTCTCGCCACCGAGAGACGCACCCTCTGCAAAGGCGTAAAGTTTACCCTTTAGTGCAGGTACTTTATTGGGTATAGGAATTGCTATAAATCCGTTTGTTTGGAGCATTAACTCCAAATTACGTTGAGGGAGTGAGTCGGGGAGTCCTGTATACTTAAACATACTTTGCGTACGATTTAACATATACGAGACGTACTGCATAGCACTCGCCTTTTTATCGGAAAAGTCTACGAGTTTACCGAAACGGTCTCCAAAATACCAATCGTGTCTACCCATTTACTCACCGCCTTTTCCGCTACCGTCTGCGTATCCCTCTGCGACAATATACGCAACGAGAGAACCAAAAGCAGAAATAATAGCGGAGACCTGCGAAACACTACCCTCGGGGACGTTACAGGCAACGAGTAAAGCAGTTACAAAACCGATTACCGATACCCACAACTTACGAGAGGAGAGTTTCTTTTTGATTTTTTCCCACATAGTTATATTACCTCCCTGTAAATAGTATTGTAACTATTACGGAGACGAGTGCAGTTAAACCTGCAATTAAGACCTTTTCGAGTATTACGTTTGGTCTATGTTCTATAGTTTTTAATCTCTTATCGAGGTCTCTTTGCTTTTCCTCTTGCGTGGAAATTATATGTGTAAGTTTCTGCGTACACTCT